AATAGGTGAGCCCGGAAGCAATCCATACAGTCAGCAAAGCCATAAAATGGCATCATCTATCATTTATCAAGGTCTTGTCAAATGTAATGAGTTCTGGGGCACTGAAGTACCCCTTTACTATCCTAAGATATATGCCGGAACAACTGACCTTGTTGGCGTACATGATGGCGAACCTGCTATCATGGATCACAAGCAATCTAACAAACTGAAGAAAAAAGAGTGGATTGACGATTACTTTATTCAGCTAGCGGCATATGCGGCTGCACACAATGAAGTACATGGTACAAACATTCGCAAGGGTGTTATTTTCATGTGTACCGCAGACAACATCTATCAGGAATTCATCATTTCAGGTACTGAATTTGACATGTGGACCGATCGTTGGTTCAAGCGAGTCGAGCAATACTACACGCAGTTCTTGTGACAAATTAAGATAAATAAGTGTAAATCTGTAAAGAATTACACTTATGGCAATCATACAAATCTCGAAAATTCAGCAACGATCAGGTAATCTGGTCGATTTGCCACAACTTGACGAAGCGCAATTCGGCTGGGCAAGTGATGCCAAGCGTTTGTTCATCGGTAAGACTACCCCCAATGAAAACATTGAAGTATTAACTAGCTATTCTAACATTAGCTTTAGTCAAATTGATGGTTCAGGTGGCGCCAATTTCAACGTTAGCACTCCGACCAACGGTCAATTATTGACATATGTTTCAAGCACAAATACATGGGATAACTGGCCTAGTACAGATGTTCTTACTGCTAACGCTAATTTCAAACTTAATCTAGGAAACGCTGGCAATATCAAAATATCAGGTGGTTCAACTGGTTTTGTGCTACAAACCGATGGGTTAGGTAATTTGTCATGGACTCCCAAGACAACAGTTGTTGCTAATATTGTCTCATTATCAAATGCAACACCTATTGTTATGACTGTATCAAACACGATACCTTACACTAATGGTACAGAAATTACTATTTCAGGTGTTAATGGTGTAGCTAATAGCAACGTCAACAGTCAAAACTTCTATGTTAAGCTAGCAAGCGATTTCCCAACATCTGGTAATGTATCATTATATACAGACTCTGGGTTAACTACAGGTGCAGTAGGCACAGGATTAACATATACTAATAGCCCTAATGCGTTAGCTATCACTACAGTAGGTGGCACTTCAACATTAGTTGCGGCGGGTTCTAACACTAACATTCAATTTAACAATGGTGGAACATTAACTGGTTCTCCTTACTTCACAATTTTAAACGGTAATGGACTATTAACTCATACAGGTCCTTACTTTGCAGCCGGCAACGTATATGCTAACTCAGGTACGATTGGTGCTAGTTTGTTAACTGGCACGTTGACTACAGCGGCACAGCCAAACATCACAAGTACAGGTACATTAGCATCATTATCAGTATCTGGTAATGCTAACGTAGGTAACTTGAATACTGCAGGTTCAGTAAATGCATCACAAGTCTCTGCTAATTCCAATGGCACAGGTACAAACTATAAAGTAGGTGATGATGCATTCATTGGTGATATTAACGTAGTGAACACAATGGTTGTCAAGGGACAGCAAGACGGTACTAAAGGCTATATCATCTTTGGTAACAATGACACTACAGCTACATTGGGTCGCAGTGGTGCAGGTCCATTAACATACGTAGGTTCTTTTAGTGTAACTGCAAATGCAAACATCGGCAACATTGGCACAGCAGGACTAATCACTGCTACAGGTAATTTGAATGCAGGTAACATCATCACAGGTGGCATCATTAGTGCTACAGGTAATGCTAACGTGGGTAATATTGGTGCCACAAATGGTGTATTCTCTAATGTAAGCGGTAATGGCGCACAACTAACTTCAATTACTGGCGCTAACGTAACTGGAGCCGTTACATACGCAACTACAGCTAATAGTGTAGCAGGTGCAAACGTAAGTGGCACGGTATCTAGTGCTACGACTGCAACAACTGCGGGTACGGTAACGACCGGCGCACAGCCAAACATTACGAGTACAGGTACATTGGCATCTTTATCTGTATCAGGTAACGCAAACATTGGTAACATTGGTACAAGTGGATTGATTACTGCTACTGGCAATATCACAGGTGGGAACTTAGTCACTGGCGGACAAGTTAGCGCAAGCGGTAATGCAAGTGTATTAGGTATCAAGACAGACAATTATTACTATGCTAACGGTGTATCAATTAGCTTTGCAGGTTCATATAGCAACAGTAACGTAGCGGCTTATCTACCAACATATACAGGTACAGTGGGTGCTACTGCATTAACAACAGGTGCAAATACAACAGTAGGCACTATTACTGGCAACTGGGGTTTATCAGCAGGTTCTAAATTGTCAGCAACATATGCTGACTTGGCTGAATATTATGACGCTGACGATCACTATACACCAGGTACTGTTTTGGCGTTCGGTGGGGAAAAGGAAGTCACCATCGCCGAAGATGGTACTACTAGAGTTGCTGGGGTAGTTTCTACTAATCCTGCATATGCAATGAATGCGAATTGTCAAGGTATTGCAACAGCTATCGCATTACAAGGTCGTGTTCCAACTAAGGTTCGCGGAAAGATTCGTAAAGGTGACATGATGGTTAGTGCAGGCAATGGTTATGCTAGACCAAGTAACTCACCGCAAATGGGAACTGTCATTGGTAAAGCATTAGAAAACTTTGACGGAGTGGAAGGCGTCATTGAAATAGTAGTAGGACGTCTATAAATGGCAACTATCAATATTACCGTTCAAAGTTTATTGAACGCCGCACTTTATTATCCATATACATTGGATGATTCTACTACAGTCGGTGAGTTAATGAATATGATTCAGACAGATGCAGGTATTGATCCTGCATGGTATTGGCTATCATATAACGATGTTCAAATGAATAACACATCAGCTACGTTAGCAGATTATTCTGTAGTTGATGGTTCAAGTTTACGTGCAGGTAATATCATTGCTGTATTGGATACACTACAGGATAGACAACTTGCTAAACTAAATCTAGCATCATTAAACAGACAGGCATCAGGATATGCTAATGTAGTTTACGATATAAATTTACTACCATCACAGTATATCGGAAACGTTTCTACACCTAACGATCATCCTGATGGATTAGTATTAGGTCGTCCATGGGTGAGTGCTCCTCCCCCTCCAGCAGGCGCATTCGTATTAGACTGGTATGGCACTGTCTCTAATCCAGTAGCAACAACAGGAACATACAACACTGACAACGGTGGCATTACATTAGATCCTAATTCGTATATTGACGTTGGTGCACCATTAGATGTTACATCATTCACTATTACATTAGATGCCGCACCCGGTATAGGATGGAACGGCAACAGTTGGGATTCTATATTAGGTAATGAAGCATACTTTGCTGGCACAGGTCTTCTTTGCTACATTAGTGGTGGCGCATTTATTAGTTGCGGGCCACCTAATCAAGGAGCAGAAGGTCCCATAACAGATATCACAGATAACGTTAGACGATTGTACACCTTTACATTTGACGGAACTACAATGTCAGTGTATGAAAACGGTGTTCTTGTAGGTAGTAACACACCAACCTTCCAAGCACCTACTAACAATTTATACATTGGTAGTAGACACGACAATGGTGGTGGCGATGGCCCATATGACTCACAAGGTGGAACATATTATTCATTAAAGGTTGAATCTACAGCATTGACAGCGGATGAAGTTCTTGCTAGATACAATGCTTGGGCCGGTATATCATCATTAACATTCCAATCTACAGTATTTGGTCCTCCTCCATATGTTCCGGGAAGTCAAATTGAAGATAGTTCAGGTTCATTCAATATGCCTACTGGATTCTCAATCAATGGTAACAATGGTTCAGGTGTAGCATTCACTAGTCTAACTAGTGAACAATTGACATTTATGGGAAATAGTGCATACAATGATGGCTATGTATGGTTCGCTTCTTGGGGTAACGGAAGCACATATTCAGTAACACCTGTGGCTGTGTATTATGGTAGATTTGGACCTGGCACATTAATTTATTGGATTTTAGATCCAGCAGATCCTACATATTCTACACCAGTGGGTTCTGGTACGTTCAACTTCCCAGTGACATTCACTGAAGGAACAACCCCTACAAGTTTTAGTAACTAAGGAACAATTATGGCAGATCAACAACCGCAACCAGGCACTAAAGAATTTTGGGATTGGTTAAAGAAAAATAAACCTAATTGATAAATACATTATATGCTCACATAGGGTGAGTTTATGCAGTAACCCACTGCGTAGCGGAATAGAACCCGCACTAACTTAAGGAAAAACAAATGGGAAATCCATTAAAAATTAGAAAATATCAAGGTTCACAAGTAGTCGATCAGGGTTTCCCGAACGATGGAACAACAGACAACGGTTACAACGGTAACTACCCAGGCGTAGTTGGTGGTATCCAAGAACAGTCCGATCAGATTCGTTGCCAAGCAAGTATTCTTGTAAAGGGCAATGGTACAATCACAGCAGACACTGGTAGTGCAACAGTTACTGGTACAGGTACTAATTTCACTACAGATGCTTTAGTTACTAACACACAATTATGGGTCAGCAATGGTCAAGGTGGTTATACTAGCGTAGGTACTTATGATGCTACTGTCGATGATGGTGAATTAACTTTAGGTGACCCAGCTAATATCAACGTAACAGATAGCGCATGGTATTACACAGTAGTATCAAGTGATGCTTCTGTTGTTCGTCAGAAAGGTTCACGTGCTTTCTTAGTTGTTGCTAATAACAATAACATTCAAGATGAGTCTATTGCCGCAGGTCAAGCATACATGATTGCTGATGTAAGCGATACTAACTGGGCCGCATTAGGTGCTGATCCTACTGCAGGACAATATGATATCTTCACTGCTTCAAAGAGTGGTCATGGTCTTGGAACTAACGGTGTTGTATGGGCTGTTGGCACTTGCGTGTTAGTTGATAGTAGCACACCTACAGATCCAAACACAATGAGCATCATCGTTAATGATGGTAGTGGTAATACTAACGCAAGTCGTATCAAGAACCACTTCTCTATCAACTTCAATGAGCCATACGCAAATGCTAACCCAGGCGACACATACATTGCTACATTCTTTGATAGTGGCACCGTAGATGACGCAACTGGTCTAACAACTGCTACAACAGAAAACTGGTGCTAATCAGTTTCTGACTCAAGAAAAAGCGGCGCAAGCCGCTTTTCCATTAAATATGTCTATGATTACATATAGACACCCTGACACGTTAGGTCATCTCAAAGAAGACTGGATTGAAACATATCGCAGTTTCAGCAATAACAGTTATTACGATCCCAACTATATTCACTTTAGTGACTTAGAAGTTATCAACGATGATAGAGTTCAGCCTAGAAATTGTGTACCTATTCATCAACACTGTGATATGGAAATCTTAGGATACATCATCGATGGTCCTTGCTATCACAATGACAACTTACACAATTACGGTGAAGTGCCTAGCGGGTGCGTACAACGCATGAGTAGTGGAACTGGTATATGGCACACTGAGGGTAATCTATCAGATAAGTCTATTCGTTATCTACAGATATGGTTGCGTCCTAATAAACATAACTTTCCTCCTCAATATGATGTGATGCAGTTCACCAGAGAAGATAAACTAGACAAATTCTGCCCTATTGCTAGTGAGAACGGCCCCATACACATCAATAGCGATGCTAAAGTGTTTGCAGGGATTTTTACAAAGAATCATGTCGCACATCTAAACCCTGCACGTAGATATTATGTGTATATTATATCAGGTACTGCTACTATTAACGGTATGGACAGTGCCACATTAGGTGGCTTTGCAATAGAAAACGAAACTACATTAGAAATATCTAATCCTACTGATACTGAGATACTGCTTTTTGACCTTCGTTGATAAATATATGATACGCTCTTAATACTGAGAGTTTATGCGGTCCCCGCCGCGTAGTGGAATAGAACCCACATATCAACGAAGGAGAAACAAATGGGACGTCCGTTAAAAATCGCAAAGGCTCAAGCAGTCTTAACAATCACAGATACAACAGCGGCAACTAACACCGTTACTGTATCACAAAATTTGAACAATCTAGTTATTCTACGCGGTATGCAATTTGCAATTGCGTCTGATGTAGGGGGTTTAGTTGCTAATACAATCTATTGGGTATTAAATGTAATAGATGCAAATAATTTCACAGTGTCTGCAACATCACCAGACGCTAACACAACAAGCACACCAGTTGCTTTGTCAGATACAACAAGTCAATCTGTTTCAGCATCTGTGAACGTTGTTGATGCATATTTCAACAATCCACTAAGTGGTGCAGGTTTCCCTTCTACTAATGCTAATACATATGGTGTAGTAGGTGGCAATACAGCAATCATTGGACCACAAGCTCTATGTAATGTAGCATTTGGACAAAGTGGCAATGGTACTGTATTTGCAAGTACAAGTAGTAATGTTGTTGTTGGTTTGGGTACTGACTTTGCTAACTTAGCTACAGGTTCACACATTTATGCAATTTGGGGTGCAGGACAAGGACCAACACAATTGTTAGGTACTACTACAAGTACTAAAGGTAATTTACTAGTAGGTCTTGCTAACACAAATGCTACAGGTAATTTAATCAACGTAGATCCAGGTAGTAATGCTCAATCATTGACAGCCGGTACACCAGTTGTATTTGATGTTTCTGCTGGTGGATTAGTTGCGGGAGCTACATATTTTGTTAAGACTATCGCAAACGCAGTATCATTTACTGTTTCTAACACACCGGGCGGTGCAACTACAGCATTGACTACAGCGGCAACCGTAACAGGTAACGCTATTCAGAACCGTGTTGTATTAAGTGCTAACTCAGCAAATGCCGCATCAGGTGTTACTGGTTATGGTGACCCATATGTCACGGCGTTGCCAGAAGCAGGTTACATTGTTCGTCAAAAAGGCAAAACAAAGTATCTTGTACAAGGTACAACAACAGGTATTTTAGGTCAAGTATATACTGCAAATGTCGCTAATACTGCACTAACACCTAACACAATGAATATCATTGCTACATATGCTGATTCAAGTACAGCATACGTTGCTAGCCTAAATGATTATCAATCCGAAGTGTTCCCTACACAAATCGATGCAGGTAATTTAGTTGCTGGTACAACATATACAATCTATAGCTCAGGTGACACAAACTGGGCGGCAGTTGGTTCAGCAAGTAACATGACAGGTGTATCATTTGTAGCAAATGCTTCTGGATCTGGTACAGGTACAGCTATTCTAGCGAATGCTAACCCTGATATCATTTCTACATTCAACACTGCATATGATGCTAATACATATGGCGGTCAACCTAATCCAATCGTAACAATTAATAACGCATAATATGACTACGAAAGCAATTAGAATGCCATCTCAAAAGACAGAAACCGAAGTAGCTGTTTTACAAGTTCAGGTAGAAAACATCACAAATGATATCAGCGAAATCAAAGCTGATATCAAATGTGTTAATGCCAGTATTGCTAAAAACAATGAGGATACGCACACACTTCTAAAAGAAATGAAAGAAGCAAGCGCAAATGCTCATAAGAAAATGGACGAAAAGATTTCTGCACTAGAGAAATGGCGATGGATGATGATGGGAGCAGGTGTAGTTATAGGCTCGCTTGGATTTGATACTTTAGCAAAATTACTAAAGTGACTAAAAAGGACTCTTACGAGTCCTTTTCTGTTAGTGCTTTTAATTTTTCTTGAACAATATCAAAGTTCACTGTATTGAACAACCCCGGATGTAATGGTTTAGGATATTGATGATCTCCTACCCAAGCATACCCACAATGTTCTTCATTTAGTACTGGGGTAAATTCTTTATCAACTTCACAAAAGAATGTATGATATGTGAAGGTATGATTTACAAATTTCTGAATTGGTACTAGTTTAGCCTTCTTTGGGAAGTAGCCAATTTCTTCCATACACTCACGCTCAACACCCTCCATAAGTGTTTCATCATTTTCTACTTTGCCGCCAGGAATCCCCCAGTTGCCTGGGTTCTTACTGTCGGTTCTTAGTAGATATAGATAGCGTTGTGTCTTTTTGCTGTAAAAGAAAACGCCTGCACTAGTGTTGTTCATATTATGATTTATCAATTAAATCACAATAGAATAATTTCCTTGATCGTACCAGCCTTCATAACTCTTCATCCAAACACCATCAGGAGTATAGCGATATTGAATGTTAGTAGTTAAATTGGTTACATATTGAACATCATATGAAATGTTGTCTGCTTGGCTATCAAATGATACAAACCATTCGCCTGTGTTAGCATCATATTCTACAATGTCATTTGCATTAGCTACTAAATTACCCCAAGCGGTAGTAGGATCACCTTGATGTCCGATACTTTCAACAAGTAGATATCTAACCCCATTGATTGGTCCAGGTAATCCAGCATTAGGTCCTGATAGTTGCGGATTGACTACGCTATTGACTGGTGCTAATGTATTTTGAGGTAGTGTATCTGGATCGATATCATATATCAATAATCTATCGTCTGTTGGATCAGGAACTATAGTACCCACAATGTCTGTGTTCATATATGGATGTTGTAGCCATATCTGACTGATACCCGGCTTAATTGTACCATACACGTTCAACAATGATGACCAATACAAGTTTGTTGCTGGCGGATTAGGATAGTTCAAATCTAAGTTACTAGGATCAAATGCTTCGTTTGCAGGAAGCAATTGTAGTCTGTTGCCAATCAACAATACTTTGTATCCATATGGTGTAATCTTCTGACGAGTACCCAATAACAATTGATCGTCTTGTATATCTTCTAATGCCTTGCCTTGGAAGATGCTTGCAATAATCTTTTCAACAACACCCATCTTCTTGAGTTTACTTGCTGTACTGATCCAGATAGGCATGTAGAATTTCCATGACATAACATCAATTGGATTTCCTGTACCTTGAGGTATAGTTCTGCTACTAAATGTTAATCCATCTTGGTAAACGACACTCAATGAAGTCCAATCAATAAAGTTATCAGTAGATTGAATTTCCATAGACGGGTTGAACAATGTTCCTAACTGTTCAATCAATTCTAATTTCTGATTGTAGTTTGTAGTCCAAAAGTCTACGGTGATACGTAATGTGTAAGGCACAGGCATTAGTCGTTCGATTGTAAACGCTTGCCCCTGAGTAGTTTCGTATTGACCTGTCTCACTATTGAATGTACGTTGACGAACGTTCATCTTGTCAATGAATGTAGGATCTTGTGTTCTACGTTGATCGTATTCTAGTCCACTAATGTAGTAAGTAATTAATGGTGCGCTAGGTGTGTTACTTGCACTGTTGTTAGCAATAATAGTAGATGCTTGACGAGAGCTATCACCGTACATGATAGGTACACGAACAAGAATGTCATTGCCCGCAGGATCTTTGCCTTTAGTTACTTGCCAGTTACTAAAAATTTTCGCAAACTGAATTAAGAATCTGCGTATCTGATTGTCGTAGAAAAATTGTGCCATATTATAATACTGGTGGTACAGGTGGAATATTGTCCGGTGCAATGGTCAATATAGTTGACAATGCTTGACGTTGCGGAGTATATGTTCCATCTGTTAGTTTTGTTTGTGCTGAATCGTTAATGAAGCTATTTAGTTCAGACTGGTTAGACTCGCTAGCAAATCCTGTTTGTGTTCTTACGTTTTCGCTGATACGAACCCATATCTTACCATCCCAGCGGAATAGTACTTGTGGTAGATAGTCAATACGTAAGAAATAGTCACCGACTTTTGGATATAACGGGAATGCAATTCCTGATCCTGAGCTAGCTACACCATCTAATAATAATGCGTCAACAGGGAATCCGTTAGGAGCACTACCGTCACCTGTCATATAACCTGCGCTATAACCAAAGCTTCTTGGTGTTGCACGTGCAATGTATTGGAATCTTGGATCGCAATCTGCACGATAGTCCATAGTGTTTGGACCATATGGTTCAGTGCCAGTAAAGCCTAGAGCATCAGGGTCTTGGTCAGCGGTTGCGTATGTGTTATCAGCAGTACCATATGGCCCTGACACAGGACCCATGTTATCTACTGTCAATGCCATATCCCATTCAACTGATCCTGATCCACTGTCAGTTGTCATAGGTACAAATCTTGTAGCAGCCAATACCAACGTATTGTTGACGGCGATACTCTTTACATTAGTATCGACTGTCATAGTCCAAATCTTAGCTAATGTAGCTGATGGTATTCTCAATACAGGGCTATCATTTACATACTGTGTGTTAGTTACAATATCAACAGTTGGTGCAGGCGCACCTGTAGCACTACTTGAAGTAACTACATTGATAGGTGGCGCAGGCTGATTGTACTTACCTGACAATTGTGTATTTGATTCGTATTCGCCGTATGTGGGAACAACATATAAACCACCTGCATCATAACCTGACTTAGGCAACAATCGTTCTGCTTCTGCGAGTACTGCATCATTGATTGCAATGTTCTTGTTGTATGTGGCAAGAATATCACGTAAATTCTGATCGGGGTCAAGTTCCCAATATGTATCGTTTGGTGGCATTGTACCTACTGGAACATCAATTTTTGCTTTGTAGTTCTTGTCACCAAATGATATGACGTATCCAGCAGGATACATCTTAGTGCTATCCCATTGACCTAGATATGTGTCTAAGTTTGTAGGCTCTTGTAGAATTTGACTGAATTCTTGACTATCGATTAGAGGCTCACACTTAATACGCCACATGTGAGGATACCATGTTTGACTGAAACCCTCACTTGAAAAGTTTGCGTCGGTAATCTGATAGAATCGTTTTAATGCTACTGGAATAGTTTCTTTTAATGGATTATAATCTAATAAATGAGGTAATTCTAATACATCACCAACCATTAATTTTCGACCGACAATATCAATCATGTCATTATAATGCACATTAATAAAGATAATGTCGTTATTTAAAAATAATCCAAATTGACTTAAATCGAAATCTAAGTTTTGAACATTATAATGTCCGCGCAATCTATATACATTAGGGTCGTAAACTCTATCACGGTTTTCTAAGAATAATAAATCCTGAATACCCGTAGGGGATACTTCTGTGTATTGAGGTTGTGTATAATCAATACTAGGACCTAGATTTTGTGGACCTAAATACTTGTGAATATACAAATCTGTACCACCCACACGTAATTCTTCCGAAACAACTCGGTCTAAAAATCGATAATCATTCTGTTTATTTGGGCGGTAAAGCGATAATTTTGGCATACTCTTATTTATCGATTTCCCTGAACACAATAGTATACAGTTGACAATAAATGGGTATGGTGCTATAATTGATAAATCATTGTAAAGGAGTGCCTAATGGCGACACGTAAGCGTAATTCTGAGGATCATAGTCAAGTCAAAGCACTGAATCCCAAGAATCCCGACACAAAATACATGGGTGACGAACCGTTGTTTGTTCTGCAACCTGACCCGGAACGTAGGCTTTCGGCTCTTGCTAACAGTTTCAGTTGGTATAACTGGTTCTATGGCAAGAAAGACGCTAAGGAACTTATGTGTCAGTTCCTAGACTTTACCAAACGTGATGCGGAAGCTAAAATTATGCGTAGGGTCGCTGATAATGAGTTTATCAATACCTACTGCTGGTTGGCACGTATGAAGTTGCGCGGACTTGAACTGACCGAGCATGAGGAAGCACAGTTTGAGAATGAAGTTTCCCGATTGATCCGTGCTGTACACAAACCCGAAGTTAAAGAATCTATTACCTCTATTGCTAAAGAGGAAGCCCCTGCACGTCCTAACATTCAGGATATTTTGCGTGAAAAGCAAAAGACGCCGCAGGTGAACTTGAAGGTGTCTTTGATGACTTTATTCTGAATGGTAAAGCAAGTGCAAAGACCATGGATGTTGTTGCTAAATTCAACGTGATGCCGCAACACATTTCTATTATCACAGATATTTGGAAGAAAAAGCAAAAAGAATTCACTGAATTGCAAGAGGGCCTTGACAAGCAATTGAACGAGGGCTATAACCAATTGACTAAAATTCAGGTTCGAAATATTCTGAAATACATTGACAGTGTATTGACAGACCTTAACGCATATATTTCAGTTAAGAAAGCAAGCAAAGCACCCCGCAAACGCAAAGAAGTTCCGGTTGAAAAGATTGTTTCTAAACTCAAGTACCTGAAAGAATTCAAAGACCCTACAAACAAGTTGGATCTGGTTTCCATCAGTCCAGTGAAACTACATGGTGCTAGTGAAGCGTGGGTGTATGACACCGCAAAACGGAAACTGCACCACTATATTGCAGACGAATACTCCAAGACTTTCACAATCAAGGGTAATACAATTCTTGGGTTTGACACAGGCAAGTCTGAAGTCAAAACACTGCGTAAACCTGCAGAACAAATTAAAGAAGTTATGGGTAGCAAGCCCGCGGCACGTAAATTCTTTGATGGTATCAAAGCAGTCTCTACTACACCCAATGGTCGCTTTAACGAGAGTATGATTATACTTAAGGCGTTTTGAATGAGGGTAAAGAGGCTAGTTGTATTCGGGTGCTCCTTCACATATGGATATGGGTTGCCAGATTGTTTTGAATCGGGTAACCCGAGTAGCACACCTAGTAAACTAGCATGGCCCAATTTCTTAGGTAAAGAATTAGATTTAGAAGTTGTAAATCTATCTAAAACTGGTTCATCTAACCTGCAAATACTCAATACGATATTGAACACAGAAATAAGGAAAGATGATTTAGTAATTGTACAGTGGTCTTTCTCACAGCGTAGTATGTTGTTTGGAGAGCCATATAATTCAGAAATTGGGAGTTGGGTAGACACAGAGACTTCAAAATATTTTTATCTTGCACATGATGATTTTGATTTATTAAATCAAACTTTCTTACATATACACCATGCAGACCTTCATCTAAAATCAGTATGTAATTCTTTCATTCATTTTATGATTTCCTATGACAAATCATACCGAAAGTATATAGGTAACAAACCAGAATGGTTTAATGTAAAATGCAATCCTATAACATTTTATATTGATCCTGATGATAAAGGATTAGATAACAGTCACCCAGGGCAGGAAAATCAAAAACTAGTAGCCAACTATATTTTAAATTACGTTAAAAAGGAAAAATATGACACAAAAAATTGACTTAAACAAATACCAAGACTTTGTACAAGCTGTAACCAGCGAGGCAAGTAACGATACAACTGCTATGATTCGCCGTCTACAAGAACTTGACAACGAACCTAACCTGAATATCAGTCTATTGATGACTGCCGCAGTTGGTCTAGCAAGCGAGGGCGGTGAGTTTGACGAGATTGTGAAGAAGATGGTCTTCCAAGGCAAACCCTTCAATGAAGAAAATCGCTTTCACATGAAGCGTGAACTCGGTGATATCATTTGGTACTGGATCAATGCTTGCAGGGCACTCGGATATGATCCTAACGAAGTCATTGCTGAGAACGTTAAGAAGCTAGAAGCACGATATCCAGGAGGCAGTTTTGATGCGTACTATTCGGAGAATCGCAAGGCTGGGGACCTCTAAGTCTATGCATCCATGGG